CTACATGAGCCAAAGCACTATCATAAGATACTTTTATTTCTTCGCTTGTATCGAAGTAACCTTTTGCTTTGAAATCTGTAGTTTGTAATGTTAATGTTTCTAATAAGTTACCTACAGACCCAAGAATAGTTTTAAAGTTTTCAGGATTGAAGTTTTGTAAAGCTGCAGCTTCGGCGAATATTTTTACACCATTTGCAAAGTTCTGGAAGTCGCCTACATGAGCCAAAGCACTATCATAGCCAACCTTATCCTCTATACTTGTGTCAAAATATCCTTTCGATCTAAATTCAGAAGTTGTTAATGTTAAGCTTTGCAATAATCCACCAACAGATCCGAGAATAAGTGTGAAATTATCTTTATTAAAGTTATTTGTTCCACTTACTTCAACGAGAGTTTTGACACCTTTCGCAAAATCATTGAAGTTGCCGATATTTCCAAGAATATTTGTATAAGATGTTGAAGTTTCTTTAGAATCACCTGCGAATTTACTTTTTTTATAAGTTTTATTCTCAACACTGAACTTAGATAAGAAATCCTTCATGTTGGTCATTATCTTGCCCATATTGTCAGTGTTTATATTCGTATCTTTGCTTAATTCTACGAGAGTTTTGACGCCATTTACGAAGTTATTAAAGTCCCCAATCTTACTTAAAATGTTGTCATATCTTTCTTTATGTGAACCTTCGCCAATAATACCTTTAAAACTACTACTAATATTCTTATAAGTTAATTGTTTAAGAACATTGCCGACATTCTGGATTATGTTTGAAATACCATTTATGTCAATTTTAACACCTTCTTTGAAAAGAGAAGAAAGACTAATGATTCCATCGACGAATCCTTTAAAGTTCTGCATTCCTTCTAAAATACTCTTATGAGTAGTTTTCATTTTTTGAGTATCTCGTAAGAATCGAGTTGTTTCTGATTCAATGTCAGCAACAGTAAAGCTTTTAAGACTATTTCCTAATGATTTGAGGAAGTCTGAAATTTGCTTGCCCTTACCACTGTCTATAGCCCCTTCTTTACTTGTAATAAGACTTATAACTGTCTTAACACCTTCAGCTACTGCTCCAAGGTTTTTAGTGTAATCAAGAACTGATTTAGTATCAACCTTGAATGAGCGTTTCACCATTCCATTGAATAGATTCAAGTCGCTAGTTATATTTTGGATTAAGAAAGCTTTAAGAGCGTCACCAAGATTCTTTAAGAAGGTAGTTAGCTCTGTAGATTTGAAATCTTTACCTTGAACCATTTGACTGAAAGCAGAAATCGGTTGAACAATTTCACCCAAGTCTTGAAGATAATTTGTAACTGAAGCTATTTTAATTGAACCAGTTTTACCGAAGGTTGCTTCTAACCAGCTCGGCTGAACTTCTTTAGTTAAGAATGCTTTAAGACCATCTGCTAATGAACTGAGATTCTTTTTAAGAGTATCTGGATTGAATTTATCACCCTTGAAGGTTTCTTGAAGTCTGTTAATCGGATCGATGATTGAGCCAAGACTATTCATGTAGTCAGTTACGGATTTTGGTTTCATAATACCAACACCGAAAGTGGACTCTAACCAGCTCGGTTGTAATTCAGCAATTAAGAATGCTTTTAATCCAGTTGCTAAATGTTCGAGGTTTTTCTTTACTCCTTCGAAAGGAATATTTACTTTAGAAATTGTTTCCAATAACGCTGCGACATTTTTGATACCTTCGCCTGTATTCTTAAACTTATTTAGAACATTTCCAGAGAACATTTCTGAAACAAGATCTATTTTGAAGTCTTTCAATACTTTTGCTAATTCAGGTAATTTATTGATGTCTTTAATGTCAATACTTCTAAACTGCTTAATACCTACACCAATAGCCTCTAAACCTTCACCGATTCCTTTAAATGTAAGAGAAGCACCAGCAAGGTCGAAAATATGATTTTGAATACCACTTAGAGCGTCGACCATTTTCTTAATTTGACCTGGAAAACTTGAGAAGTCTGTTTTTGATAAAGTATCAACACCTTTTTTCATATGAATGAAGCTATCACCAAGAGATTTAATACCTTCACCAAGAAGCCAGATACCTCCACCTACAGAGCCAATCGCTACACCAATAGAAAGTCCTAATAAAGCAATACCTGCTGCAGCTTTTGCAATAACTGGTAATCCAGCACTTAAAGGTTGAAGAGTTTTAATAAGCCCACCAGATAAACTCCTTCCCAATGAAGATACTGCAGGAGAAGCAACTTTAGAAACTTGTCCTAAAGCACTGATAGATTGAACTGCTGGATTGATGACATTGCTTAATTTCTGGATTGCTAATACACCAAGTAAACCATAAACTAAACTATTTAATACAGGAGTTGGTAATGCATTGAGAGCGTCTGCTAATAACCCAATAGCATTCGTGACACTTAGTAATACATTCGTAACAGCTTGATTTGCAACTAATTTACCAAAGATATCTACTACATTTGTCAAGGGTTGAGCTAATTTAACCCCAAGACTTAACAGAGAGCTTAGTAGTCGCCCAATAGACTGTCTGAACTCTTCGTTATTTTTATACGCATTTACAAACCCAATGGTGAAGATAGCAATAATTCCAGCTAATACAGGATTTGCTTGAGCTAATGATAAGAATCCACCAGCTAATTGTTTTACTCCACCAGAAAAGTTCTGTAAGATAGGTCCAACTACTGGGAGTGAAGCACCTAAATTGCCAATCATTAATCCGAATCCAGCAATTAAAGGAACTGCGAGTTTTGAGTTCTGTGCTAATACAGTTGTTGCTTTTGTAATTCCTTCAAAGAGTTTTGGTATTCCTTTAGCAACATTTTGCAAGATCGGAGCAAAAGCAATTCCCAAGTCGCTAATAGCTTTTAGAAGTTTTGGATCACGAAGACCGTTAGCAAGAGCTTTTAGAACTTCCATGTAAGAATATGCTAGACCATTCTTTAAAGTATCACCAGTCTTTTTGTTAATTCCCACTAATTCTGTCGCAAAGGTTGAGATCGAACCTTTTAATCGGTCCATTTGTCGAGGAATTGTGTTAAACATCTCAAGCTGTAACTGTTTAGCCATATCATCTGGAACGATATTATTCATAGCTTTAGTCATCAACTCAAAAGAAACTTTACCTTTCGATAAATCATCTCGAAGCTCTTCCATTGATTTACCAGTTACTCGAGAAAGGGCAGGCATAATAGCAACACCTTGATTGACTAACTGATACATATCTTGAGTCATCAATTTGCCTTGAGCAGCAACCTGAGAGAATACATGACCAATACCTTCAAGTGAAGCACCAGAAGCCACAGAAACTTTACCGATAGTATTTAAATGTTTCGCAACATCTTGTGCTGGAATGGACATAGATACGAATTTCTTTGCCACATTCGAAACATCTAACATCTGGAAAGGGTTGTCTGCAGCGAAGTCAGCAACTGCTGTTAAGACTTGTCTGGCACTTTCAGCTGATCCAGTTAAAGCTTTGAAAGATAGTTTGTTACCTTCAAGAGTTGAACCAAGGGAAAGACCTTTCGAAACCATTCCAGTCATTGTAGCACCAATAGAGCCAAGTGCTGCTTGAGCTGAACCTACTGCTAATTGTTTAAGCCCCATTCCTATCTGATTGATAGCATTTGAAGTTTGAATTGCACTTCGTGTAGCTTCTGCGAAGTTACCATTCAGATTTTTTGTTGTTTTATCAAGCTCAGATCCTGTCTTTCGTGCTTCAGATTCTACTCTTTGCATTGAACGGTCGAAGGATTCGGTATCAGCCTCGACAACCCACCTAACTATGCCACCTTGTATTGCCATTATATATTTCCTTTTTTATTTCTCAGTAATTTTTTTAAGAGCTTTCGCCAATTCTGTATAGCCCTTGCCTTTTTCTGTGTGTGGTGCAGAAATCATGTTTAGTAATAAGAGATTTTGTTCTGCTTGGATTCTGTTTGCCGTTTTAAGTAGTAAGTTTATATCACGCCAAGACAACTGTGAAGCTTCTTGTAAGGTGTATTGTGGATAGTAATAAGAAATAGTCGCCCATTTCTCTCGATTCGACAAGACTTTTTTCTTATCAAATTGAGAAACACTTTGAGCGACTACTACTTTAGGCTTTTCGCCCATTTTGAATTATTCTCCCGACAAGAGCAGTTCAACAAGTTTCTGATTTAATTTTCGAGAAACATTTAGTGGAACTGTATTTAAAATGTCTTCAAGTTTTTCTTCGTGACCTACTGGAACTACAAACTCACGAGCAGTTTCGAGGATAGTATTATTAAGATTCAATTCTTTAATCTCTTTAGAATCTTTACTTTTGTTAATCTTCTCAACCTTTTTTTCGAAAGGTTTCATTTGGTCTAATGTTGGATAGATAAAATCGAAGTCTTTTCCACCAATTTGAAACTCAAATTTATCACTTACACTGTCATCAAAATTCATTCGTGAACTCATGGTTCTTTTTTTCTCCTATTCTTTATATTATAAAATGCGTTTAAACCCTATTTAACGCCGATCTAAGCGAGGTTTAGAGTTGAGATGATAATTGACCCATCCCAACTCTTTTTTTCGTGTTCTAAGCTTGAATACCTGAATTCTTGAAGAATTGCATTACAGCCTTACCTTGTTCTGGTTCAGCGTTATAAGTAATGATAATTTTTCGAACAGAGTTATCAGCGTATTCGATATTTGTAAGACTTGGTTTTGCGTTAACAAGACGAAGTGTTTCTTTCGAGCAATCTGTTTTAATGTCAAGATTGTATTTCTGACTTGAAGATCCACATTTAGCAGCTTCGAAGTCGATAGCACCTGCCTCATCAGTAACTCGCTCACCAGTTGACAAAGTTTCATCTTTCCTCTTAAAATATTGTGGAAGAAGAACTGCCAATGAAGCAATATCTGTTGAAAGAAGTGTTAGTCCAACTGAAGCTTTGATAGCACCGTCAACTTTGAAAGTTCGTCCGTCGATTGTTTTGTAGTCGTTTGACTCAACCTCGTATTCGAACTCCATTTCCTCAACATCGGTAATTGAGTTTTGTCCCCAAGTAACTGTGAATGGTCCTTTTACTAAAGCCATATTTTTCCTTTTCTATTTATTGTTAGCAACTCTTATATGTCTGAATGGTAACTTGTATAAATCCCACCATTCTATTTTCTGAATCGGGGTCTATATCACTTGAAAATTGAGTTGCACTAACATCAAGTGTTTGATAGTCCTCCAATTGAACGCATGTCATACAATTCAGTGTTTCCTCTAACTGAGATAGTTTCTCATCTACTTCACGAGCAGAATTTGAGCGATAATATACTAGAAATTGATGACTTTTTATTTTTTCGTTTGTTTTATTTTTCTGGATCACCGACCCACTGTTAGGGACAACCCAGAATAGATTTGTTTTTGTTTTAAGAGAGTTAGGAACTCGATATAGATAAAGGTCTTGCCCAAACACTCCATAACCTTGTGCTTCTAAAAATTTAATGAACGATTGACTTATTGTCATTTAACACCTGCTTTCATTAAAATATCTGGAAAGTTTTGCATTGTTTTCTCAACAGACTTCTTGGCATATTGACCACCCGTTCCAGGAGTTGTGTATTTAAAATTCATACGAGGGTTTTCCTGGTATATTGCATAAGGTGATTCCCAAGTTATAGTCGCTGTATTGCCAATCACACTCTTCGATACTTTTGTGCGAAGATCTCCAGTTTTCATCGGAGTAATACTATTTGAGTTTCGATGAATGTCTTCTAATGCTAATCTTAGAGCCACATTTGTCTTTGTATTTACTTCCATTAAGACTTCAGCAGTTCTAGAAGTAACTTTTACGCTCATTTGAGAGCCTCAACTTTCACTAATCGACAATGAACATTATTTAATTCGTTATCAAGGAGCTTTCGTTGTCCCACTTTCGCTGAAACAATTCGATACCAAGATTCATTATCTAGACCATTAAGAGTATTACATTTAATGAATAATCCTTCAAGCCTAAATGCGTTTTGTTTAATGAAGTCATTTTCGATATCAAGATAAACATGAGCGTCTGTAGCTATTGATTCAGTATCCGACTGGAATGATGAACTTGTGCCTTGTAAGAATAACCCTTTGACTGGAACTTCCTTTAATATTGAGAAATCTCCATAACCATCTTGATCAGTTTCATAGATAGTTAAATCATCTTTATAAGTCAAGAACCGATTCATATTGTAGGAACTTTCTTTACAGAACCGAAAGGACCAGCATATTTACTAAGAAGTAGTTGAGATTCAACTGTATCTTCTGGAGCTTTTCGAACATCTCGACTCCACGAATGACCATCGACAGATTCACTTTTGATATCTCGTGTGTCATCTGTATAGAAGATAACCATATCAGCGAAAAGATATAATAATTCATCTGGAAGATTCTGATCTTCTTGGAAATCAACCCAATCAGCGTCCACTGCTAATTGAAGACAGTTTTTACAATTACAATCGCAGTAACAAGTAGGACATTCTTCAATATAGTTACCAATACCACCATTCTTATATTGTTTAGTCCAATACTCAAAAGTTTTGTAAGTTACGAATTGCCGATTATTTTTAGTCTTCACTAATTTAACTGAATAGACATCATAGAAAGGGTCGATATGTAGGAATTTATCTTTCTGATTATAAGGAAAGAGTTTGATTATTCCCCTTACGGCATCTGGTTGTGTTAAATGTAAAGGTTCTGGTGTATTTGGACAAGAGCCTTCTGCTTTCCCCAACTCTGTGAATAAACTACTTTGAGGAGAAAGAGTGAACCCAAGAAGCGTTTCTAATTTGCTTTGAACTCGCTTGATTTGAGCTAGATAAAAAGCTTTTTTATTCTCTGGAATAGTTATTCCTGTGAGTGATTGAAATTTTTCTAAGTCCACTTTTCTCTTCCTTAAAGTTTAATGTTTATTTTTGTTTTGGATTAAGCAGCTTTTGTCAAGCCTTTTCGCAAAATACCAGTAGCTTTTGTAATATCACGGAATGCACCACCACGGAACATTGATCCACGAATTACAGTTTCACCACGGCTAAATCCAGATTTAACTGTTCCAGCAGTAGTTTCGTAAGCAACACCTGTAGCAACTTCGAATTGTAGACCTTCGTTTGTGAATCCAATAAATTCTTTCAAGTCTGCATAGAAGATAGCGTGTGTGATTGAAACACCTTTACCATTAACAGGAATAGTTACAGTTTCTTCACTTTCAAGTGCTGGCATTAAGTCATTTGGAACTACGATATAAGGAATACCGAAGATTCGTGGAATATCACCTGTAATAAAGATTTCAGCCAATGGACCATTTGCACCAGCTTTAAGTGCGTGTTTCTTAATTTGTGCAAGAGTCTTGTAAGTGAAGATGAATGATCCACCTTGTTCAACTAGAGTTGCTGAAGCGTCAAGTAATGATGTAAGAACATCAGCTGATTCAGTAGCAGTGAACGCCAAGTCTTTCTTATTTGCAAGTGTAGCCTCTTCAAGTTTAGCAATAACCAACTGAGCTCGTTTGCGATCGTAGTCGTTTCGGTAGCCAGCAGCGATATCTTCCATCAAGTTAGCAACGAAGAATCGAGTAGTGTTGTCACAAACTGGTGTAACTGCACTAATCTGCTCCATAGCTTCTTTCTTGAGGTTTGATCCGTATTCTGAGATAGGTTTCAAGTTCTTGTCTGCACCATCATCACATAGAGCGACATTCTTCATATCGATGTCACCATTTCGAACAGCGTAAACATATTCTAGGCTTTCGATCTCTCTCCAGTTTGTTGCGTCAAGCAATGCTGAGTAGTCTGTTCGTGTTCCAACAATTTGTTCGTATTGTTCTGGTGAGATAACGAAGTTTCCCATCGAAGCAAGAGTCATGCTGTTTCGAACGATACCTGCTTTTTTCAAACCATCAAGGTTGTGTTGGTTAATTTGGTGTAATGTTTGTCGTGACTCAACTGAACCAATAGTTTCAGCGTCGATAGCAGCGTTGATCTGCTTTCCAAACAATTCGTTTGCAGAAAGGTTTTTGAAGTTAGTTACTTCTTTTTTACCTTCTGTAAATTCAGGAGCTTTAGCACTGTTTGATACGAATGCATTCAAGCTCTCTTGAATAAGACTGTTGATTTCGTCTTTAGTCATTGTATTTTCCTTTTTTTGTTCAATTTCATTAAGAGCTGGTTCTTCCTCTTCGACCATTTCCTCTTCAGGAGTGTCTTCGACTGGATCTTCCTCATCTTGTTTTTCTTTGATGAGACTTTCGATTCCATCGAGTTTTTCGAAAAGTTTAAGAACCTGTTCATCTGAAATTTCGTTTTTAACTTCAGTCACTTCTTCAACTACTTTTGGAGCTTCTTCTTGAGCAACTTCTGGAGTCGTTTCTACAACTGGAGTTGTTTTTTCTATTTCTTCCATATTTTTTTCTTCCTCTGTTAGGAATTGATTTTGTAATTCAGAAACATCGAGTCCATCTTCTTTCGCTCGATTAAGCGAGTTCCTGACTGTATTTATTATAGCAGAATAGTTGTTTGGTGTTACTACTTGAGATAGTCCCACTAATTCGTGACTATAATGTGTATTGTCAGAGGGATCAAATGAAGGACCAATAGTTTCCGTGCTGAAAGCTTTTGAAAAACCTCCGACTAATAAGTCGTAAGCAAGACGGGCATATGGATTTTGCTTCACTGCATAAACAATCTTATTGATTGTAACAGTATGTTCATTCTTTTTTACTCCCTCAACCCGACCTAAGATATTTCGTAGTTTATCTTCGTGGTCTGCTGTCAGCTGTCCAGCGTATTTAGTAATGTCGAGAGATTCAATGTCGTAGCGAGTTCCATTTCGTTGTATATTGTCATCTGTGATAACTAATCCATTTGGAAATGTAACAATTCCATCGCCCTCATCTTTAAATGAGTTTTTCGTAAGCTCAACAGTATTTTTAAAACTATTTTGCACTGTTGTAACCTCTAAAGTTTCGTGTTATCTGATAACTGGCTATATAAGCTCTCCGTATCTAGATTATATTATACCATAAAAAAGAATAGGGTATTTCACCTATTCTATATTCGAGTAAAGAGATTAAGATGTATTATTTTTTCAAGTTAATTTTTTCTAGTGCATTAACTGAATCTATAGATTTACCGATTTCTGATAGAGTAGAGTAAGCTGCTTTGAAAACATTGTATTCATCTTTTAATTTCTTAACTGTTTTTGGAGCAACATCTTTGAATTTATCTACTCCTTTAATCTTTGAGTCCAGATTCTTTAGTGCGTCAGCAGCATATCTAGATTCTCGTCGGAAGAAATCTTTAGCTGAATCGTGGTCATCTCGTGATCGACGGTCACTCAAGTCAGCACTTGCTGCAGTCCCAAGATGTTTTGCCATATCTCTGATTGAATAATATGCTTGCTCAGAATTGAAATTGACCCTATTTAGAAGATCGGTTTTCTCACCTAGTTTTCTAACAGTATCTCTTTCGGATTCATGAACACGACTTCCCTCCGCAACATTTGAGACAGACATTGAAGTCGTAATCAATGCTTTAGTTCTAGCAGAGCCAATCCTACTCATAACACTATCACCTCACTACCACTAAATCCTGCGTCATTGAGATCGAATTTTGTAGCTTTACTTGAATCTCCAGCATACTCTCCGAACGCTGCTTTTGGACCATTTGCGAAACGACCTTTTGAATCACGATAAGGGTTGTAACCTTTACCTTCGTTAATAATTTTATAAAGTTCTTCTATTCTATTTGAAATTTTTTCGTATTGTTCTTTTGTCATAAGAGGTTTTAATGGAGAGTAATTATGTGTTCTTACCCCCCCCCC